ATTGGTGCAGGACATTCTTTAATCACAGATGAACGTGGCTTTGGTGGACATTGTTTTCCTAAAGATACTAATGCTATAAGTGAAACAGCTAAACTTTATGGTTCAGAATTAACAATAATTGATGAAGCTATATATTATAATAAAATTATTAAATCACGCAAGTAATTAGTCTTACTAAATTTTCTGTATCATCATCTTCAATACATTTACCAATTACATAAACAGAACTACAAGCACTTGGGTGAGCTTGTCCTACACCTGGTGTATCACTAGTTACAATCAAGTCACCTTTTTTAACTGGGCCAATTACATTTACTTGTACTTTACCACGTAAAGCTACCGGAGATGTTAGTCCTTCTTCTGTACTATTCATCAAGTAAGCTGGTGATAAAGATACAACTCCTGCTACTCTGTGATCCATTTTTTCCGTTGACTCTGTGACTTCTGCTTCTCCGCCAAATATTAAAACTGTACCTGGTTCATACTCTTTGTCAGTTCTATAAAGCTCAGCCAAGTCAGCATATTGAGCCGAAGTTGCTTTGGCGTAAACCATGTTGTATTTTGCTGAACTTGAACCAATATCGTATGTTGCGTCTGTGTCCGGCAAAACATTTTTAGTTTTTACGTCTCCAGCTCTAACGTTTGCATATACCATGCCAGTTACAGTAGTTGTTGATGCTGTAATATTTGGTGATGTAAAGAATGCAAACTCATCATCTGATTCATCCCAAATCATACCTGCATGGTTTTGATTACCACTATCATATCTTTCAATTAATATACCTGAATCATATGTTGCACTATTTTCCTGCCCTGATCTATTTAGATAAATCATTGGATCTTCAACTTCTAATTGAGTTACATCAACTGTTGTTGTGTCTCCTGAAATTGTTAAATTTCCTTGTACTATTACATTACCAGTAAAACCACCATCTCTAGCATTGACAATATCAAAATTACTTGCATTTAAATGACCGCCTAATTCTGGTGACGTATCTTCATTAACATTGTTAAGACCATCGTCATAGTTGTCATCTGATATTTCCCATTTGCTTGATGTACTGTTGTATTTTAAAATTTTGTTATTAGCAACACCTGTAGTATCAACATCAGTAAGCTCAGCTAATGTATCTTTTGCCTGTACTTGAGTATCAACATAAGTTTTAGTTGCGGCGTCTGTGCCTGCTGTTGGTGTCCCTAAATTTTGTATCTTGTTAGTTTGTGCATCTAATACTCCACCAAGTTGTGGTGTTGTATCTTCAACTATGTTTGCTAAAATTGATGAGTTAACTAAAACTTCAATAGCTTGAATGTAGTTTGCTGGCGTGCCAGACCCTGTACTAAATGCTGGGTTTGGTGTCAATGTAGCATTGTTATCACTAGCATGATAGTACACTGAATAAGTGTGTGCCGCTACCGTGCCTGGTGTGTCGTAAAAATCAAATGATGCTGTAAATTTTTTTGCAGTTGAATTGCAATCTTCTGCTGTCCATTCTGAAAGTAGTGCTTCAGGCGAACCACCTTTGTTTCTATATAATCTAATATTGATATCTGATGAACCTGTTGATGAACCTGTAAATCTTACCTGTGCTGTCACACGTACTTTTGTTGAAGCATCTGCTACAGATATTGTTGAACTCAATCCACTAGCCGCTTCACCACCTAATGTAGCACCTGAAACTGATGATGTTGCTGTGTCGTTGTCAACTATCCAATTAGCAACTGTATATCCAAGTTTTTTGTTTTCCCATTTAGATGAACCTGTGTTGTATTGTAGTACATCATCATTAGCCAATGATGTAAAATTAACATCTTGGTGTTTGTCAAATGATACTGAACCTAAATAACTTTCAACCCTTACATTTGTAAAGTAAAGATTACTTGAACCTTCTGTGATTTCATCTGTGTTATCTTTTGTTAAAATCTGTGCGTCAACGTATGCCTTGACTGATTGTTGTGATGGCAATTTGGTTGCACTATTGGATGCCATGTTGTCTTCATCTATCAATGCATTCGTGATACGTGCATCTGCTCTGGCATCTGTATAATACAAGTTCGAACCTTCAGCTAAATTTGTAGTTGATTTTGTTCCTAATCTTGTGTCAAAATCTGTGTTTGCTCTTGCTGACGTGTAATATAAATTTGAAGAGCCTTCTGGTAAGTCGTCTGTGTTGACTTGGTTAGTACCAGTACCAAAATCAATGTGTGTGTCATTAACAGAATTAGCTGTTAAACTCAATGAACCTGAGACCGTTCCTGTTGTAGTAATATTTCTGTTACCAAAATTCCAACCGCCACTATCAGTATATCCTATTGTGGCTACTATTGAGCCACCTGATTCTACTTCTATACCTGATGTATTGCTACCTAAAGTACCGCCTTTGTTTAATGTAATCAAACGGTCTTTGGTAGTCAAATCAGTAGTAGTTACTTTTACAACGTCATCTACGAAACTAACATTCGTATCAAATGAAATAGTTCCTGATGATAATCTACGAGTTTTTGCCGCCATATTGAATATCTGCTCCTATAATATTATTTATCTTTATTGATTACTATAGAAAAAGCCCCCTACTATTTCTAGTAGAGGGCTTAAAATTTATTTCTTACAACTTTTGTAATCTAGGATTACGCAAATGATAAGTTAGCTACTGCGATTTTAGAAACGTAGTCGCCTGCATTACCAAGTGATGAAGCAGTATTGTTTAACTCTACATAACCGTATCTAGTCATGAAAGAAACTACTGGCTCAAAAGTTGATGGATCAATTACAACGCCTGATGACATTAATGGGATGTATGGGCAATAGAAAGCCGCCGCATCCACTTCACCTGGACCTTTGTAACCAACAAGCACGTTAGCTGTTGAGTTTGCATATGAGTTAACATATACTCTCATAGCACCATTTAAAGTACCTACAAATTTAGTATTTGTTGGCGCTTCAAAAGTACCTTCAGTTGTTCTTGCGAACGCTGAAGTTGTCGCTGATTGAAGAACTGTTAAAGCCGCTGGTGACATTACTGCCCAGTTACCTGCACCTCTTCTAGTTCTTTGTGCGATTAAGTTAGCTTGTTCATTGATCATGATAGCCAATACTGCGTGTCTGTCACCAACGAAAGTTGGAGTACCAGTGAACGAACCGTTCATGTCGTATGTTGACGCGGCTGTACCTGCTAATGAATCTAATGAATTGATAACTTCTTGATCAATCTCAGCTGTGATCTCTTGTGCTAAAGCCGCCATAATTTCTGCTTCTACATCTAAACCATGCATAGCATTGGCATCTTGAGCTGACTCAAAAGTCCATCTTGCTGATAATTTTCTTGTTTTAGCTTCAACAGTTTGTTTTAATACTTGGATTGATAATCTGTTACCACCAGTACCTTCTAATGTTGAAGTTGATGCCGCTGTATCGCCAGATGTGTCACCTGCGTAACCTCTTGAAATTGCAAATGGTGATAGGGCTTCAGAACCTGCAGTTACACCTGCTGATGAATCTGCATATCTTACTCTTAATGTGTGGATTTGTCCTACAGGACCCGTCATAGGTTGTACACCAACGATTTCGTTAGCGATAACTGTAGGCATAACACGTCTGATTACTGGAAGGATAACTTTATTTAATGCCGCAACATTACCAGCGCCAGTGGCACCAGCTGTAGCCGCCTCAGCCAAATATGATTGTGTATTTTCTAATACAGCATCCATAGTTTGTCTTTTTTGGCCTTCAAGACCTTCTAGTAACGCAGATTTTGTGTCATTCCATGCTTCTGTAATTACTTTGTCTGTCATGTTTAACTCCTTAGACCTGCTAGTCTTTTTATATTAACGATATCTTCGTTTTCAGATTTGATTGTTTCAGCTACTTCTCTGTCACCTGTATGTTCTGTAATGATAACTTTGTCCGTATCGTTAGCAGACTCCGTTGATTCATTTAATACAGCTGGTAGATACTTGTCAAACTGCTTTCTTAAATTTGCTGTTTGTACTGATTCCAACAATTCTGTCATTACTTCACGCTTATTTTTCGACAATGGTGCGACAAGTTCGTTTAGAGTTCTTTCTCTATTGATCTTATCTTCAGCTATTTTAACTTTAGTTTCCATTGTTTTCACTTCAGCGTCTTTTTCAGCTAATTTTCCTTCCAATTTCTCGTTAGAATTTTGCTGATCAGTAAGTTGCGTTTGCAACTTACGAATTTCTCCACCTTCTGAAAGGTAAGAACTCATGTATTCACCTGCAAATGCTTCAAACACTTTTCTACCAAAGTTGTTTTCTTTAGCAACTTTAATATCATCTTTAAGTGTTTTCATTTCATTTTTAAGTGTCGAGCTAATTGTGTTTTCAACTAGACCAGCCGCTCTCTTAACAAATGCCGCTTTAGTATCTTCAATAATTTTCTTACCTTCTGATACTAATTTAACTTTTGCTTCAACAACGCCTTTTTTGTCTTCGTTAAATTCACCTAACTCTTTGGAGAGTTGTCTGACTACAAACTCTTCTAAGTTTGTAAATTGACCTTTGAGTGCATCTCTGTCACCATGTAATTCTTTAACTTCTTTAACAAGAATTTCATTGATGAATTTTGTCAACGTACCTGCGTGTTCTCTCATTTTGTTTTTGTAAGCAACTCTTTCAGCTACTAATGATTTTTTATCTTCAGCAAATTCTGAAATTTCTTTCTTCAATTGCTCATTCATCATAGTATCCATTGCTTCAACAATCTGAGATTTGTCGTTTTCGTAACGTTGTGCAAACTCTTCTCTTAATTCTGCAGAGATTTCCTCACGAGCCTCAGACAGCTTCTTCTCCCATGCTTCTTGAAGTGAAGTTTTCACTTCTTCAGAAAGTGCATCGGATGTACCAAAAATTTCTGTTATATTACTTGCCATCTGAATCTCCTTATTTCTTCAGCTCACTTATTAGTTTTGTAATTTCGTTAGCTAAAAATTTCTCAGCTCCACGATCGTACAATGCGGCTTGGCTTAAACCAAAAAGGTTCATTCCGCCTCGCATATTGAGTAAGTTCTCGTATATTGCTTTTGGATATGCATCCGGTGCCGAAGGTTGTGCAACAATGTCAACAGTTTGTATTTCAAAACCATTTACTTCGCCGCTCTCGTTTACATTTCCAGAGCCTCGTGAACTAACTCCTAGTTTGGCACCACTTTCTAACAAAGTGGTAACAATTTTTCCCATTGGTGTTGGCATAATCTTAAGACTGCCGAAACCGTCAGGTCCGTCCATCCACATATTTTCAATCATGTGTGAAACACGATCAAGATTAACTGTTAAGTTATCTGGATGGTCTGCCTCACCCAACACACTATATCCTGAATCTAAACGTTCTTTGATTGAAGCCACTGCTTTAGTGATTTCATTCACAGGATAAACACGTTGGTTCTGATTCTTAACGCCACCTTGAATAAAAACTCCCTTCATATGAAGAAACTTCTTATCGTCTTTGCCTTCTGATACAACTTCCATTTTGGCTTGATCAAAAGTCAATTGTTCTGTTAATCGAATCATATTTGTTTCCTTCCTCTCCTATTACAAGTATTAGCCTGCAATAGCCGATTTTGCTGATGAGTCTGACCCATCTGTTGCATCTGCTTTAGCTGGAGATAGTTTAGCTTCTTGTGAAACTCCCATATCTTTTGCCGCCGGTGCTTTACCACCTGCTTCAGCTGTTGAATTAGAAACACTTGGAGCCGCCCCCATGTCTTTCATATTTGCTGATGCTACTGGTGATTTTGCTGATGAATCTGCTTCGGCTTTAGCTGGTGTCGCCACTGCTTTCATTTCCGTTGCTTCTTCTACTGCTTCTGCTTCTTTGTCTTCTGACTCAACTGCTGGTACAACTTCTTCTGTTGACTCTTCAGCTGGCATTTCCATTTCAGCTTCTGCATCTGCTTCTGCATCACCTTCTTCTTCGCCTTCACCTGACATAATTTTGTCAAATTGTGCTTTAAGATCTTCTAATGCTGATTCTAGATCGTCTACTCTTTCCTCAGTATCTTCATGATCGTGATCATCTTTTTCACCGTCTTCATCACCATCATCTTCATTAGTTTCTTCGTATTCAATTTCTTCAGCGTCTTCTACTGCTTTGTCTTTTAACTCAGCTTTAAGATCAGCTTCTTGGTCACCTGTACCACCTACAGTTTCTTCAACTGCTTCTTCAGTAGTTTCTTCTTTGGCTTCTGTTGTAGCTTCTTCTTTAGCTTCTTCGTCTTTAGCTTCTGTAGTAGTTTCTTCTGTAGTCTCTTCTGCTACTGCTTCTTTTGAATCAGTAGTTTCTGCAACTGCTTCTTCAGTAGTTTCTTCAGCTACTGTTTCTTCTTGTGAATTAACGATTTCTTCGTGGATGTCTCTAGCTTTCTCAACTATTGCTGTGTGCAATAATGATTCTGCTTTATCCTGCTCGCCGTTCACTAGAAATTCAAGCACTTGCTCTAGTTTTGAACTCATTTCTGACATGATATTTCTCCTGTTCGCGAATTTGTTAACTATTAATAGTAATATAGATATATTTAACAAAATATCAGAAGATACGGGAATAATAGGCGATTTTTTGCGATTTTGGATCGTATTTCGCCAAAATTATATATTAAAGTAGCTGTTTTATACTTCCACTGGTGGTTGGCCGTACATCTTAGCTACAAATTCTTTATTTTCTTCTTCGTCTTGCTTTCTTATTTCACGTACTTTACGTAGTTTATTAAGATGTTTAAGAGTCAGTCTTGTTTTACGTGATGAACCAATTTGTGCTTTGTGGTAATCATCTTCGTTTGGTAAGTATGTTTCTTTTAGTTCAATATAACGCATAACAAAGTTATTTAGTAAATAACTTTACAATGGACGATTATTATAAAGAAAACGAAATACTTGAAGAAGTAATCCAGTGGGAACTGGACGCAATAAACAATTATATAGTATCCGTAGAAAGTAGATCTAAGAAATTATCCAAAGATGAAAAGGCTACAATTAAAAAAATGAAAATTGTTGCTGAATATCTTATCGCTAGATTGAATCAAAATATTGCTATGGACGTTTCACCTGGAAATCAAACTATTCATTAACTAGCATCATCTGATGCTGGCTCTGTTCCGCTGATTGGTGATGCTCCACCACCTTCATTGTCTTGTACGTCTGCACCCGGATCTTCAAGGCCTGGCGCCGCTGGTACTGGACTTGCTCCTACTGAACCTAAGCCTTCTGCACCTGGTCCCATAGACTGAGGCATTGTATCTTTATTTTCTTCTGCCCACATTTTTTCATTTTCAAAAATTTCTTCTTGTGACATTTTTAAGAATCTCTTCATTGCAAATCGTTTACTAATGTAAGGTGCAGTATTAACCTGATTGAATATGTTAACAAGTTGTGTGTCTAATTCAATTTGTCTGTACTTGCCAAAGTTTTGTGGTTCATTGAATTGTAATTCAAATGATCCTGAATCAATTTCGATTCCTCTGTGCTTCAAGAACATTTTAAATTCTCTGTCAATGGCAGGTTGAATAAATGATTGTAGACGTTTACAGAATTTTGTAAATCTATATTCTTGTATGTAAGCTGTACCTACTCTACCATCTGTGAAAGCTGTTTGTGGATCATTTGGTGTTGAAGGCAAGTATGCACTTGGCACTCTCAAACCTTTCATCAACTTGTCATTGAAATATCTCAAGTCATCTATTTCACCTAATTGTGTTCCACCTGGTAATGTTTCAACTTTAGATCCTCTACCCTCTGCCGTTTGAGCAAAGAAATAATCTTCAATCATTGATAATGGATTATATGTTGCGTCCATTATGTTTGTTCCACCACCTGATTGGTTTGGAATTCTTCTTTGGTGTATTTCGTTTTTAACTCTTTCAATAAAGCCCATTGCTTTAGTTGTTGGCATATTACCTACATCAATATAGAACACTCTTCTTTCAGGTGCTCTTTGTACTCTGTAAATGATAATAGCATCTTCTAATAATTCTTTTTGTTTAAAAGTTTTAAAGATTGGTTCAAGTATTGATATACCAAAAGGCCAAAATCTATCCATGCCTTCTGTCATACTTAAATGTACAACGTGTGATGCATCAATTGGATGTACCGTGGCATCTTTTTGAAATCTCGAACCGTAAGTACCACCTTGTCCTGATGTTTGTGGTCCGCCACCATATGATCCACCTCTTGCTTGAGTTGAACCAAAGCCACCAATTGGCATTGGTGATGTAGTTGCATATCCCATTGGTGTATTAAATTTTGAATATGAGTCTGATGTTAAGTTAAGATTTTTAACATTAAGATCTAAGTTTCTAATAAAGTAAGCTTCAGGTTTTTTACCTTTACCTTCATTGACAACAATCTTGTCTACAAAACTCTGATCAACCCAATACCATTTGTATGTTTGTGGGTCTCTTACAAAGATTTGATCTCCATACTTTAAAGTGTTACGAACCATTTTGAAACAACGTTTGTTCCATTGGTTAATTTTGTTCCACTGATTTAGTGCGTCACTTAACAACGATACTTCAGTGTCTGTTGGGTCATCTTTATAGTGTACATTAAAAGGTGATTTGTTTTTCTCGTCAATCTGTGTACAGAATTCTGCGATAGTATCTAGTGCTGAATTGATTTCAGTATCTAAGTCCATCATGTCATATTGATAATAACGTTCAACCCTGTTCGGTTGCCCAGCATATACTTCTGGTAACCATGAATTGTATTTGGAATTTGATGCTGTATTTGGGTTAACCGTAGGTGTGATACTGCCCATCGCTGAACGCGAACCAGTTGCTGTATCGTAGGGTTTAAAGTATTTTCTCCAACTCATGCTACTATTTATAATACCTTTTAATTGTTTGACTCTTGTAGTGTAGCTGAATTACCAATATATGTCAAGTGATTTTATGATCTGTGCAACACAGTTTGTATGTTGGTATTGGATTTTTTCAATAGTTCGATCAATGTTGTCATCTGTTCTTGGGTAATAACCCCGTTTGCCGCTATCTCTTTTAGGTAATCCTCTGGTTTTTTCTCTTGATTAATATAGCTTTGTGCATCACCAAACATTGGCATTATTCTAATTTTGCTTCTAGATTGTGTAGAAGAGCCTACACCATCGCTGTTTTGTGTACCAATATTTGCACCACCAAGATCACTAACAAAGTTTCTATTGCTTCTATCTGTTCCACCAAATTCTGATCCTAAATTGATTCCATATTTTTTCAACATACCATCAGCCTGCATACGTTCTATCATATCTCTCGTGGTCATCGTAGGATCCCATTTGAAGTATCCTAGATCATCAACTAGCTGTCTAATAGCATCATAGGTTGGTCCAGATTTTGTATCTAAACTAGGCTTTGGTCCTATACCTCCTGGAACAGAATACGCCTGTCTAAATGCTGTAGCTGAGGAATCTAAGTTTTCGGTATTTGAAAAAGGATCAATATTTTTTATAGCTCTAGCAATAGCTACTCGAATTCCATTAGAGGCACTAGATAACATTTTTTCAAAGAAGTTAGTTATATTATTCATCACACGATTTATTAAACCAAAAAATCCATCCTGGCCTCCAATGAAGTCTGCTAATTTATTTCCTAGGTCTGCAAGATAATTTCCAAAATTTTCAATTGCTTTAATCACACCATCTGTTAAAAATGCTAATGCCAATTTGTTAAATGCAACTCTTAATATTGTCATTGTTCTAGATAGTCTTGATTGTACCTGTGCTAACTCGCCTGGTTTCAATTCGGCCTGTGCTCTGGCCATCTCTTTGAAGTCGTTAGTAACAACGTCAATGTTTTCAGACAAATTAGAAAGTTTAATAATTGCATCTGCCATTGGCACACCAGCTATCTCTAATGCTTGTAATCTTCTTCTATCAATTTTTCCGACTCTAATTACGTTTTCTCTAAATGCATCTAGTCCTGCCGCAACGTCATCTGTTCCTCCTCCGCCGGAAATAATTTTATTCAAATTTTCCAATGAAGCATAAAGTCTCGGTGATACAGTTAGTAGTTGTCTTGCTGATTCATCAAATGCTAATGTACCTCTACCAATACCTTGTGATAACATAGTAGACAGTTGTCCACCTATCTCAGGACCAAATGCGGCCAAACCTGCAAAACCAACCTGTGCTGATTTCAAAGAATTCTGTCTCATAAATTCTGGTAGCATTCTCATTCTGTTTGTGAACGATGCCATTACTGATGCTTGAGCTACCATGGATCTAATCACATCTGCTGACACTTTAGTAAGTGAAGAGAACTGCTGAGTTACTCTTAAAACTTCTACTGTATGATCTGCAAGATTTTGTCCATCGGCTTGAACAGCAATACCCATTCTTCTGAATAGTTCTGCTTGTTCACCAACTTGTTCATTTAACTCTGCTACAGATAAACCTAATAGTCCTTGTGAGTCTAATGTTCTTTGAACCGCATTAGAGGCATCAAATAATGTTGTGCCAAACACATCTATTGCTTTGCTGTATTGTGTCACGTACTCCGCCGCTTCATCTATTGTCATACCTGCTTTTGCGGCCGACACACCCAGTGATGCTATTCCGTTTGCTACACCTTCTGTGGCTTCAAAATCAAAGAAACCTCCTCTAAATAATTGTGCTTCTAATCTTCCCAGCTTCATTAAGAACTTGAATGCTGTCGTGACCCCATGTACAAGTCCAACTAGTGCCGCGACACCAACATTTAAAAATCTTGTGAACTTGCCAAGACTGCCAAAAACATTACTGAAAGCATTTCCAACCGTTCCGCTAGGCGAAGCCATTTTTTCTACAGCTGATACTAGTTTGGAATTACCTTTTGACTGTTCTTGGAGTATTTTCTTTTGAGTTTTGAGTTCTTCTTTATCTGCATTTTTTTGTCGTGCGTCTTCTTTTGCTTGTTGCTGATGTGCTTTTTTTGTAGCTTCCTGTTGGGCTTTATTTCCTTCTTTAAGTATTTTAGAAATAAGTTTAGTATCGCCGGCGGCTACCTTAAGCTGATCTTTAAGAATCTTTGCAATTTGCTGTATGCTTTCTTCATAGGCAAATTCTGGTATTCTTACCTGTTTTCCATCTAATTCTATATCAATGTATTTCATCGTGATAAATAATTAAGTACGCACTTAATAATCC